AACCGAAATGCGTTGAAAAATGTATTATCGAAAATGGATTTTGATATTATAGTTCGAGGTGAGACAAATATTGTAGAATCTCCAAAAAGAACAACCGTCAAAAGAAGCAGTACCATAAAAAAACCAAGAACACCCACTCCACCTAATAATGCAAAAAAATCAAGAACACCGTCTGTTTCACCTACTTCATCTAACAAAAATAATACAAAGAAATCAAGAACCCCATAAATATATATTTATAAATAATATGAAAAATATTTATAAATTGCCTATGATATATTTTATTTTATTTCGTTTTTCAAACATAACATGGCATCATATCAATATCAATAATATCAACATTATCCAAAACGATATTTTTTGATTTTACCATAAACTGTTTGAAAAACGAATATTCCAATTGGTTTTCAGGGGTATGTTTATGCACAGTTCTCGCAATCATCTTATATAGTTTGAAATTAGGATAACGTTCTTCACCATTACTCATATAAAGGACATTTTTTCCCTTGTCATCCGTGCACCATCTATATACGGTTTTTTGTAATTCATCGAATTCAACAGTATCATTATCGTTTTCGATTATAAAATCATAAATCGAGCACCCTAAACGACATAAATCAAAACTATAATTAGGATCAATACGTGGTTTTTGCTCATTCATATAAGGTTCACAATTATATTGTGTAGCAGCATCACCCCCACTAGCAAAACTATCACTACAGAATTTTTTATCATTGAAACGATAAATACTTCGACCAAAATCGATCAATTTAAATATCTTTCCATAGGTGGGAACTTTATAGATTATATTCTTGTATTTATAATAGATGTATTCGATTTGTGTTTCTATGTACATAATATTGTTTGTATGAAGGTCATTATGTGTAAAATGAAATGTTTTTTGATAAGTCAATAAAATCATAATAATCTGAAATAGTGCACTGGCGGATGTTTTCAAATCCATTTTGTTTTTTTCAAATAATTCATCCATAGTTCCTTGACATTTTTCAAGGCAAATTAATTGTACTGGGAAATTATTTATATATACATGTCTGGCTTCCTCCATATTGGATGATGATTCATCCGATTCAGTTTCCCATTCTTCATCGTCATCATCCTCGGCATCGGCATCTTCGGCATCTTCGGCATCCTCGGAATCGGCATCCTCATCACTATTATTTTCGCTACTATTTTCACTATCACTACTTGAGTTACTAGTGGAATCTTGTTTATTTTCTTCTTGATCATTATTATCTTCATCATTATTGTCCTCATCACTTTCAGTATCACTACTTGATGACGATGATTGTGAAGTATTTTTTATAGGTTTTTCATAAACAATTTCATTTGTAGTATCGATATTTTCGTTATTATCATTGATAAGATCCAATGTTTCAAAATCAGTAATATCTATTTTATCTTCTATTATCAACTTTTGTTTATTGTTTCGAGAACCAAAATTCGAAAATTCATCCATTTCAATATCAGCAATTGAGAACATTTTATTGATATTATCTTTAAAATAATCTGAATTCAATAAATAATCTAAATCATCAATTACATTTATTTTGAATTTTTCTTGAACACCCAAAAAAGAGCCATAATAATCTACTCCATGTAAAAATCCATGTGAATGTAATAATTTACTCGATAAAAAAGAAAAAAAATTATCAACATATGATGCATTGTTCGTATCTAATAATTTTGGATGAGAACCCATATTATTAATGGATGGTAAAACACAAATACTTTCATTATTTTTGTATTTTCCGATCATATATTTGAGTGGATCTAGTAGTGGAGAATATTTGATATGAATACTTTTTTCTAGAGGTTCTCTGGTTTCTTGATCGACAACATTCAATAAATCCAACATATAGTATTTATGGTTGAGACCAACATTATTATAATTATTTTCTGATAGATTGAAAAACAATTTATATGAAGGGTTATAGAGCTGTATTTTATCTAAATGAAATGGATTATAAATATTTTTAATATCCTCTTCAGATGGAATATATTGTTTTTCTAAATAACTTGTATCAATAGTTTTCGTATTGAAATAATCGATTTTAAATTTAGGAATTTCACTAGATTTCATTTTCAAAATAAAACAAGTATAAGTGGTTGTTATATATTTTATTTATCTTTCTAAACTAATCTTTGACCAATGTTTTTGTTGTTGCGTTATTCAATAAATACAAAATATATATTGATATACTAAATACAAATGACACTTGAATTAAAGAAATTTAATATGAGAGAAATCACATTCAAACCAGATGAAAATAAAGGCCCGGTTATAGTAATGATTGGAAGACGTGATACGGGTAAATCATATTTGGTAAGAGATTTATTATATTATCATCAAGATATTCCAATTGGGACAGTAATATCAGGAACAGAAGCCGGTAATGGGTTTTATGCAGCCCATGTTCCCAAATTATTTATTCATGAAGAATATAATACGGTTTTGATCGAGAACATTCTACGGCGTCAAAAAACGGTATTAAAACAGGTAAATAAAGAAATAGAAATGTATAGAAAATCTACGATTGACCCGAGGGCATTTGTGATATTGGATGATTGTTTATATGATCAGACATGGACAAGAGATAAAATGATGCGCCTCTTATTTATGAATGGTCGTCACTGGAAAATAATGTTGATTATTACTATGCAGTATCCATTAGGTATACCACCTAATTTACGTACAAATATTGATTATGTATTTATTTTAAGAGAACCTTATTTGACAAATCGTAAAAGAATATGGGAAAATTATGCAAGTATGTTTCCAACGATGGAGTCATTTTGTGCAGTGATGGACCAAACCACCGAAAATTATGAATGCTTGGTTATCAATAATAATGCAAAATCCAATAAACTAAACGATCAAATATTTTGGTATAAGGCTGAAGGCCATCCTGATTTCAAATTGGGTTCTAAGGAATTTTGGGAAATATCGAAAAATATGGGTTCAGATGATGAGGACGAAGCTTATGATCCTAGTAAAGCCAAAAAACGTCAGGGTCCAGCCATTAATGTAAAAAAAAATAAATGGTAAAATATATTGTATATAATCTATACACAATATATCATGATATTGAAACGTCTAGTATTATTGAATGGTATTTATGATATTTTATGTGCTATTTCTATTTTGAAAATAATACATATCCCAATATTATCAGAATTGCATTTGTCTATGATAAAAAATTATGATAGAAATCCGATTTTTGAACGTTTTTTCGCATATTGGATATTCACATATGGTATAATACGAATATTTGGCAATAATTTATTGATATCGTTATCTTATTTTATTGAAGCAGTATTTTTATCGAATGAATATATGAATAATATATTAGTAAATGATAAAGCGTTATTTGTTATTGTTAGTTCTATTATATTAGGTATATTGGTGTTTTATACACGAAATACATGAATATTACGGGTTCTATCGGTTTCAATAATAGTAACATCATTGTCTTCACTACTACTTTCACTATCATCATCACTATCATTGACTTCATTATTATTATCGCCGACAATTATATGTGAGACATCATAGTTTTTATTATAGTTTTTTTTCTGAAATTGAATATGATTAGTATTCATAGATGCATTTGTATTTTCTTGATTTTTATTAGCAATGCATTTACGACCGAAAATAGGATTGAAATTATAAAAATCTTTTAATTTTGTATATAATTCATTTTTTGCCATTATTCGTGTATTCAGATCAATTGAGTAATTCTGTTTATAAAATAATTCCAAATAGGGTCTGAATATTTCTATCAATTTATCTCTTGGAAATTCCGCATCTATTTTGATCTTTTTAGTATATTTATTTTGTTTTAACATGTAGATTATTTCAGATTTTGTTTCTTTTGCCGATAAATTATGTAAATATTGTTTCAAATGAACTTTTTGTATCATTACTTCGTTTTCCTCTTGAAATTTTGATAAATTAAAATTACTCAAAAAATATAGATGAAATAACGTAGGAATGACAAAATCACTCTTTTTCATAAAAAAATATATATTATATAACACCGATTTTTCAAAAGGCATATTATTATAAGGATTTTTTATAGGTAATGGATGAGAAAAATGGTACGGTGAGTTTGATAACGATGTATCTATGAGTCTTTTCAAATCAAATAATGTAAACAAATATTTTTGGTTATTTTGTAATATAGTCATTGTTGTATGTGAGCTCTTTATATCAGATAATGAAAGATCAGTGTCAATAGCTATAGGTGCCCTTTTATATTTGTATCGATATACTAATCTATTTAATACGTGATATTTTTTTTGTACTTCGTAAAATATGTTATATATCATGTCTTTTACTGAATCATCATAAAATATATTATCACGTATTGAACTTAGAAAATCGAATTTA